CCAGGGCTGGGACATCAATCAGAATGGACCTGATCCTACCTAATCGTAAGAAGAATGGCTTTTACTGAAGATCTAAGTATATTTTTAAGCACATCAGATTTTGCGGTGCCAGTTGTTGCTGGTGCAATTTCAGGACTAGGTATTCTAGATATGCCTTCGGAAATTATTGCTGATGGTGTTGTGCTTACGACTGACTATAAGCTTACTTGTGAATCTTCAAAATTCAAGAACCTGCTTCATAGCGACGTTATAGCTGTGGACGGAGTAAACTACACTGTAAGAAGCGCGAATTTGATTGACGACGGAAGCTTTGTTGAGTTAATGCTGATGAAAAGCTAATGGCCACTAGACGCGAACAAATTCTGGCGCAAATTGCCACAACATTGGCCAGCACCGCTGGCGTTAGTGGGAGGGTGTACAGATCAAGGGTTACAGCATTGGCCAGGGCTGAATCACCTGCCGTCATCGTTGAGCCAACGACTGACACTTGCCAGCAGAACACAAGCCTGCCAAAGCTTGACTGGACGATGAGGGTCAGGGTGATCGTTACTGTTAGATCATCCAATCCATATACGGACGCTGATCCGGTGATTGAGTCGATGCACTCTTTGTTGATGGCGGATTTGACTCTGGGTGGATTGGCTATTGATATTCAGCCTGTAATTACTAATTTTGATTTCTTTGATGCTGATCAGCCTGCAGGGGTATTTTCTTGTGATTACGAAGTGCTTTATCGCACGCAAGTAGCAGACCTTACTTCCTACTAAGGTTCAAGCAGTTGCAAGGATTACGATGAAAGACGAGTACAGCGGTCAAGGTGGGTCGTATCTTCTCGATCCAGAAACCGGAAAACGCACTCTGATTCAGCGAACACTTCCCGCCGACCCCCCACAAAAAAATGGCACCACTTCTTCTACGGAAACGACTGATTCTGGTAGAGACAGAATCAACTTACGGAACGGATCCAACTCCAACCGGAACGGACGCGGTTTTGGTGAGGGATCTGAACATCACGCCTCAGCAGAGTGATGTTGTCAGTCGCGATCTGATCCGTCCTTATTTGGGCGCTTCTGAGCAGCTCTTGGCCAACACTCGTGTTGAATGTACATTCAGCGTTGAGCTTGCAGGATCCGGTACTGCTGGAACTGCGCCTCAGTACGGCAAAGCACTGCAGGCTTGTGGCCTTAGCGAAACTGTTGCTGCTGGAACTTCGGTAACGTATGCGCCAGTGAGCGCATCTTTCAGTTCAGTCACGATTCACTACAACATCGATGGTGTCCGCCATAAGGTGACTGGTGCTAGAGGGACTTTCACCCTGAACGGCTCGGTGGGCGAAATCCCTACGATTGACTTCACCTTCACTGGTATCTATAACGCTCCTGATGATTCAGCACTGCCTAGCGTTACTTACGCAAACCAGGCAACACCGCTGATCTTCAAGAACGGCAACACAGACACCTTCTCCTTACTTTCTTACTCTGGCTGCTTGCAGTCGGTGAGCATGGACATCGGCAACACAGTCGTGTATCGAGAATTGATTGGTTGCAACAAGGAAGTGATCATCACTGATCGCAGTGCGAGCGGCAGCGTGAGTATCGAGATGGTTTCGATTGCGACCAAGGACTACTTCACAGCTGCATTGACTGACGGCACGCTGGGTAACTTGACGTTCCAGCACGGCACCACGGCTGGAAACATTGTTGATTTTGCTAGCACTAAGATCGACATCGGCGATGTGAGCTATGGAGACCAGGACGGCATTGCGATGCTGAACATCCCTTACACCGCGATTCCCTCTACTGCTGGAAACGATGAGTTCAGCTTGGTCTATACTTGATCTGAGGGAGTCATAGCCCTTGGAGAAAGCAATGGCCGTGTTGGAGAGCACGGCCTTTTTTATTGCTGTAAACTAATTGCAGTTAAATTTGCTCAATGGCTTTCGTTCGCAAAAAGGTCAAAACTTTTAAGTGGCCTGTAAAAGTCGAGGAGCCTGCTGATGGTGGAGTGTTTGAGACTTCGACTTTTGATGCGGTGTTTAAGCGAGTAGCAAGATCTGAATTTCAGAAGCTTGCTGATAAGGGCGATTTTGATTTGCTTAAGTCTGTACTGATCGGATGGGAAGGTATTGAAGACGAAGAAGGCAAGCCTGTTCCGTTTGGTCAGGCAACGATGAAAGAATTTGCTGATGATGCTTACTGGATTCGCGGTGTGTTGCAGGCATACACCGAGACATTTGAGGGAGCCAAGCTGGGAAACTAAAAGGTGCCGTCGAGTATTGGGCGAAAGGCGGCAAGAGAGTAGAAGATAAAAGTGGCGATGATGCAGCGGCGTTTGGATTGAAGCCGCAGCGTCAGGCCGCCCCTGAGGACGATCACTTTGAAGTGTGGGAAGAAAACTGGGAAACAGTGGTGATGTTCTTGCGGATGCAAACGCAGTGGACTGTCACGATGGGAGGTTACGTTGGATTGAAATATGAGGTTTTGCTAGGTGCGTCAGGACTGATGTCGCTTTATGATGTAGAGAATCCCCGTGAGATGCTGGAGGATCTTCAGGTAATGGAAGCCGCAGCCCTCTCAGAATTAAACAAGTCGGATAAGTAATGGCAAGTAACGAGACCGTCTTAAAAATCAGGGCTGAGATTGAGAACCTACAAGGGCTCAATCAGCTTAAAACTGCACTGCGGAAGTCTTCAGCTGAAGCAAAAGGAGCTGATAACGATTTTAGAGGACTTGTTCAGAAGGTTAGAGAGCTTCAGGCAGCATCTGTTAAATCAATTAATAACTTAAACGCTCAGAGAGATGCGTTTGAGGCACTTAGGCGTTCTGCTGATGTAACGAGTAAGGAGTTCAAAGAAGCCAGGGATGAAATTGAAAAGATAGATAGAGCCTTGAAAGAGGCTAGCGGCACTGTCGTTAAATATTCCAAGAACTCAATCAATGCTCTTCGTGCCCAGAAAAATGAACTGTTAGCCGTAAGGGACTCTGCTGACCTTATGAGCAAGGAGTTTAAGGAGGCTGGCGTTGAGCTTGCCAAGTTGGACAAGAAGCTTGCCAAGGCTGAAGGTCGCAAAATAGGCGGAGGCCGACTTAGGGCTGGCGCTCAAGTGCTAGGCACAGTCGCAGGCGCTGGTGTGTTCGGTGGACCTGAGGGCGCGGCTGGCGCGGCATTTGGCGGCATCGTAGGGGGAGTCCCTGGCGCTGTGGTTGGTGGAGCGATAGGCGCTCAACTGTCTCAGATCAGGAAACTGGGATCCGAAATTGCCACCTACAAAGCAGAAATTGACAAGCTAAATATCGCATTGCGGAACGTAGCTGGGCTCGAATATGCAGACGCTTTATTAGCAATAACTAGTGCGAGCGAAGACTTTAACGTTCCATTTAAAGAAGCGACTCGCACTTTTACTCGATTAGTGGCGGCTGGTACTGCAAACGGAAACACAGTGAGAGAGCTTGAAGGTCTCTACCGAGGTCTTTCGGCAGCAACAAAAGCGACAGGTGGGTCAACTGAAGATCTCAACGGAGTGCTTTTAGCGGCAACGCAGGTGCTGTCGAAGGGAAAAGTCAGCGCCGAAGAGCTTCGGGGGCAAATCGGTGAGAGATTGCCTGGTGCTTTTTCTTTGTTTGCTCAGGCAACTGGTCGGACCACCCAGCAGCTTGACGAAGATTTGAAAGCCGGAGCTGTGAGCGCGGAAGAGTTTGTTGCTGATTTCGCTAAGTTTATTGACACAAAATACAAAGATGCTGCCGCTGAGATTGCTAACAGTCCATCAGAGGCCGGGGCACGTTTAGAAAGAACATTGAAAAATTTGCAGGTTGCTATTGGACCAATACTGCAAGGCATGGGCGCTGAGTTCCAGATTTTCGCCAATAAAGCATTGACTGCACTCACTCCTTTACTTCAAGAGATGAATAAGTTTTTCAAGTTAGATCGAAGCGGTAAAAACACCCGCCTAGCCAACCTTGAAAAAAACAAAATACCTGAGGTTGAGCAGATAATTCGCGACATGGCCGGACGGGATGGCGATAGCTTTGTTGGCATCCCCAAGAGCGTTGCGGGGATGTTCGACAACCCCGGCTCATTGAAAAGCGTCGATTACATATTCAAGCAAGCAAGCAAAAAGCTAGTCGA